TTCGCAGCAGAAAATGATCACGACGGAAGGTGTACAATATGAGTAAACAATATCCAAAAATACGATCTCAAGTCAATCGACAAATAGCCAATGCAAAGCAGAGAAGTATTGTCGAAAACAGACCCTATTATGACTGTGTAAACATAAATGGTCCAGTTGATAACTCTGGATGTGCTGACACAAATTCTCTATGTCGATGTCCATGCACCGGTGGTTTTGATGGTGTCATAACAGACGAAAAGGGAAATGTAACAAACGGACCACTCATGGCATCAGCAGTTCCACTTTTCCGGGAACCTAGAGATGAGGAAATGGAATGGGCAAAATCACAGGTAGGTGGCTGCTTTGGTGAGTATGACAAAGATGGGTTTTATGTTTTAGATCCAGAGTCTGTGGAAAGTAGCTGCGGAGTTACTTGTCATGGTAAAGACTATTACAGTACATTCAGAGCACTAAGAACCTACTCGACATTCTGGGATACACCCAAGGAAGTTCCCCTATATCGGAACGCTCTGGTAAACCTATATACTGCACAGCAGGCTGTTTGTATTGTACCCGGAAACCTAAATCTTCGTGTTGGTGAGTTTATCAACATCCCAAGTGACGGGAGTGCATTATCAGAAGATTATTCTGGGTGTTGGCTGATATCAAACATCAGACACGCCATTGCTTCGCTTCAGAACTACAAGATGATTCTAACACTAATCCGAGATTCCAAGATAGACGAGCCACAGTAATGAGTAAATACAAAGATTTAAATTTAAGTCTCGAAAGAAACAGCTTCACCGGAGACGTTTCGGTTACAACAAACGAAAATGCAATACGTATTGCATTGACGAATATATTATTAACTCGTGAGGGTGAAAGACCATTTTCTTCTGCTCCGGTGGGAGTTGGTCTGGAAAAACTATTATTTGATGTCGATGTATCATCTTCTAAGTTTGTTTTCATAAAACAAAGGGCTAAAGAACTCATAAATAAATATGAACCAAGAGTAATTTATGATGATATGATAATTACGAATTATGATACAGTAAAAGATGATGGTGTGATAAAGCTCGAAGTAAAATACACCATAAAAACTGGCACACCGGACACCAAATCCGACAGTTTACAACTCACGATAGAAGGAACGTAAAATGGCTAACACACCAATACAATTAGGAAGTTTAAATTTTGATGAGATAAAGGCTAATCTAAAGTCTTTTGTGCAGAACTCAGACAACGACCTAGACATAGACTTTGATGGTTCGGTTGCCAACACCATACTAGATCTACTTTCATATAATACATTGTACTATGCATTTTACTCAAACATGCTTATGAATGAATCATTCATGGACTCTGCACAAAGAACAGAAAGTTTGATCTCTCTATCAAAGCCACTTGGATATACAGTTGCCCATAGAAACTGTGCTTCTGCTAGTCTATCGCTGAATAATACAGGAACAACATCCTTTAGATTAATACCATACGCAACAACAGTTTCTGCTTCAAAGAATGGCACGAATTATAATTTTGTATATATTAATCAATTAAATGATGATGATGTTACCGATGATATAATTGAACCGGGACAAACAAAAGATCATCGCTTTTTTCAAGCATCATCTATTGTTATTAATGCTCCCATGACAGTTGATTATTTAAATCAAAGATTCAATATAAACAACAAGAAAATAGATCCTGCTACAATCACAGTTAGAGTCGGTGAGTCTGATGGTATAAAAGAATATACTAGAGTTAGCAATACAAACTCAAGTCTTTCCACGGGAGATAGAGTTTATTACATAGAATCCACAAATGATGGTTACCGTATCTTCTTTGGTGCTCCAACTACAACAGAAGGAACTCCTACTGGTAGAGTGGTGAAGGATACAGAAATTGTTTATGTTTCCTACTTAACCACATCAGGCTCTGGAGCTAATTCATCAACAAGTTTCACTGGTCTAGGTGCATCGATTAAGGTCACAAATTCCTCTACAAAAGCCTTGGGTGGTTATGATACACCAAACCTCAATCTAATTAAATTTGCAGCCCCAAGAAATTTTGTTGGTGGAGGTAGATTGGTTTCCATATCTGACTATGAAACAGAAATTTTGAATAAGGGTTTAATTTCAATAAACTCAACAGATCCAAAAAGAAATATTTCAGTATACGGAAGTGGTGCGGCAGCCGAAGAAGTTGATGGTAAAGTTCTCTTTTCCCTCTTTGACGATGCTCTTATCGGTGGTGCTGGAGATTCGGTAAAAACCACAAGTCAAGTACCCGAACAAATAATCAATGATTTTGCTGATGAAATCTTAGTGGGTCTAACATTACAATATAGAGAGCCATTAGAAGCAGATATCACTTTCACAACTAACGAACCTGCAAGTGATTTTGCTGCTGCTTATGGTAGGGGATTTAACCAGACCTTTAGTAATAATTTAAACTCTTCGCTTATCAATCTAGAAACTACACGAATCCCTAATATTCAGGCTGGTTCCTCTGGCGAATTATCAGGAAAATTTGATTTCAAAAATAGAATTGATTACACAACCTCAGGGACTACTTTCAGCATAACCCTAAACACAGCGAGTGGGTTCACTACTGCTGGCATTTCGGCATCTTCTGGTTTGATATTTGCAGGTGGTGTTACAGTAAGCAATAATGTTCTTGGAACAACAAACGAAGGTAGATTTGCGCTTGACCCTGCAAAATATACCACAGTTGCAGGTATTAGCTTAAATTATACACTGGGTGAAATAAAGGTAACACAGGAGCTTCTAGCCAATCCCAAGATTATAGGAGCCAATTAATCGTGCTATCTTTATATAACGCAATACAGCTTGATGGTGGAGAAAATTCATCAGAAAATAGACTCTTATCCATCGCAGAAGATTTGAATAAAAAATTTCCAACCTATAGTACGGGTCCAAGTAATTCAGTCGATGGGAAAGTTTTGGATGTTGAAACCGAAATAAATCCATCGATAGGAAAAAACCAATCAATAACTATGGTAAAGGATACAAATGAATTGGGATATAGTAATCCTGACTCTTTAGTTACTTTAAAACCGTCAACAGTAAATACTTCATATGGACAAGTTCTACCTACAAATAGAATAAATGTTTTATTCCAACTTCCATCATGGATAACAAATGAATAATCTAGTACAACTATTTCAGGTCTACTATAACTGGCTATACTCAACCAATGGCAGTCGTTATATTTTAGACAATAATTTCGAGGTTCTGAAGGATCTCGATTTCTGTCCAAATGAAATGACTTCATACCTGCTCAGTAATTACTTACCTAATTCGAGTGAACTAGTGGCTGAAATGAACAAAGATCAATTGGTCATTGAACCCCAGCATATTAGAAATTTCCTCAATCGTGTTACGGATAGATTTTGTAACGTCAAAGGCACACCAACGTCGATACAGTATTTCTGTAACACCCTAATTGGTGCGTCCACAACTCGGATAGAAGTATTTGATGGTAGCAATTACATTGTCACATTATTTTTCCAAGACACAACTACAATAAACATCGAATACTTGGAAGAGTACATGAATGAACATGTAATCCCAATTGGTGTGAATATACAGTTTGCAGTATCTGCAACAAATGATGACTTCACCAACGCTTCTGACACCACATATAGATCATCACAGACACAGGGTGATTATAACCCAGTAGATGAACCTCTAACAGTTCTTCAAAATGTAAATATTGAAGACTTCTCCCAATGGGAAGAAGCCACATTTGGTGAAGGTGCCTACGATGGGACAGGAACAGGTGAAGAGATTGCTATTATTGGTAACTACTTCCCATATACACTAGACGATACCACCAGCATTCAAGCAACAGCAGGATGTTCTGGATCAACAGCACACTTTGGTATAACTGGTGGTGCCACATATAATCTTGCTAATATGTTGACGTATGCATTCCCTGACTGGTCAGATGCAGTTACCATAGCCGGTTCGTCTTTTGGAATACTAAATATACTAGATGTTGCCTTCTTGAATGCTGCATCTGGAAATACATCACCAAATGATGGTAGAGAGTCAAATAGTTCCTGTCCTATAGGAGGATACGCTTAATGGTTACCGCAATCCGAAAAATTTTAAATACTGGAACAAATAAGTTCGAGAACGCTGTTAATCAGATGGAAGAACTTATCTATTCTAGTAACCAATATATTTCATTAAATTCTAATACCTTTACTGATGTACCACAGAATGACTTGAAGAGTCTTAATGATTTTTGGTTGTCGGCTTGTTATTTCCAGAGAGTAACTCGGGATGATTATCGTTTATGTTTCCCTAGAAAAGACTGGCAGAAATCTACTGTGTATGCCAGATACAATTCCTTTTCTGGTCCAGAAACTCAAAATTGCTTTGTTTTTGATCCCACTATAGGGGATGGTGTATTATTCCTATGTGTCGGTAACAATTCAAGTAATAGAACTGATATTGCAACTGCTTCTGTGTATAAACCAAGCACTGGATATACTAGTGTCGCAGATCTACCAACTGCTGTTATTGAACAAGAAGATGGGTATAGTTGGATTGCACTAGCACAGAGTGACAACAGATTTACAGATAGTAATTGGATCACATTAGAAGTTAGAGATCGAATTAACTTCTTTGCTGCGGATCAAGGAAACTTTGTTAATGATGGTCTAACTTTAGGACCATTCAAAACAGCCGTCTGTGATCCCTTCCAACCACTTGGAACAGGTGCAGCAAAATTCTATGGTGTAGAAAATTATTACAACCAAACAACCGAAACCGAAATTGCTTCAGGTAGTGTTTTGTATCAATTTGGTGATATACAAAGATATGATGTATTCAAATTACAACAAGCACTCCGCATGTCTGGTATCAACACCCAGATAAGATTTGGTGGTACTGGATCTACCTTGGGAGATCTTCCAAGTTCAATAGCTCCCACAACTTTATCAGCACAAATTCAAGGATCTCCATTTAGTGATTCCTCCCCCTTGGGTTGGTACAATGAAAAAGCCACTGCTTGGTCGAACAAAGCTGGTTCAGTTGAGATGGTATATATCGATCCAAAGGCTGGCGACCTAAAGGACAGCGACTTTACTGTTGCAGGAACTACAGCACCAAATATAACGACGTTTGGAAACGGTACAGCACCTACTGTTGAGTTTGATCTAACAAAAATTAAAGAAGATGTTTGGTATATTCGTGGTGTGAAAATTGCTAAAGATTTAGCAACCAATGAGCGACTTGTAGGAAAGGATAATACTGAGGTCGAGTTTAAGGTTTCTGATACAAATAATAATTACGGCTTTGAAAATTCACTAAAATCTCTTATTACACCATATAACGGACTACTAACCGAGCAAAATTTATATGGTCCAATTATTCCAGTAAATGCATTTATGACTAGTGTCACGATGAAAGAATCTGATATTAACGGCACACTTCGACCTACGGGGTATACTGGATCAACTCCTACTAGTTTTGATTCATATGCAATTATAAGTGAACCAACCAATTCATCAAATAATAGAGAACTTGGATTAGATCTTCCACCAAACACACAAGACTTAAGATCAAATCTGATGTATGCATCAATGACATTTAGTTCAGGTAATATACCCGCAGTCGGAAATAAAGTGTACGCAAATGTACCATCTCTTAGTCCATCTGGTGGATCACCGAGTCTAATACGAGGAGAGTTGATTGGTATCATACAAGCTGTAAATTTTCCTAATGCCTTTCCCCTAGCATCAGGATGTCAAATATTACTCACTGTAGTGAAGGTGCCTGCTGACGGTTCACAAGTCTATATTGAAAAATCTAATGGATCATTTGCTGCAATAATCACAGGAACTAAGTATGTGGTGCCTGAAATTACTGGTTCATCTGGAACAGTCACACACATAGGAAACTCCAATTTCACGCTAAGTGGAACCACCGCAGACAAGCGTGTCTCAATCAAATACATAACAAGGGTATAGGAAAAACAAATGGGCGTAGAAAACAACGAATATCAAATCCCGAATCTTAATTCAACCACTTCATTTTTCGATTGGTTCACCAAGACAAATGATGAAGTTATAGCTAAATTAAATAAAGCCAAGATCTATGATATCGATATTTCTGGTTCTAGATTACAGGGAGTCAGTGCTGAACTAGGAACAGCGACCAAAGGACCAACCGCAGGATTCCTTCGTTTTGGTCTTGCCGACAGTGTACCACACGGAATCACTATTCAGGGTGATGTTGGTGTCGATGGTGATGTAACTAACAGAGGTTCTTATGATGTCACGGTCACGGTTTCATCTGGAGTTACTGCCGGTCTGACTGTGGGACGATTCGTTACCTCTGGTTCACAGGGACAGCTTGTATTGTCTATCGCAGCAGCAAGTGGTGGTGCGACATTGGATCCGTACCACGGTAACGAAAGCATTGGTGTTGTGAAAGGCGTTACTGGAAATGAGGTAACCGTCACTACGTCAGGACTCTTTAGTGGATTTACAGGGTTAACCGCTGGTCAGCCATACTTCTTGGATCCCCAGTTCGGTAAGACTGGTGGATATACACTCAACGTCCCCGCTGGTTCTGGGGTAACGAAGAAAAAGCTATTTATAGCCATATCAGGAA